GACGCATGTTCCTAAACCAGCACGTAACACTGGACGGAGAAAAAGGCGCCATCAATATGGACCTATGGGACATTTGTACAAGAGAGATCGAATATGATTCGCTAAAAGGATTATCGTGCTGGAATGGGCTTGATTTAAGCTCTAAGCATGATATAACAGCGTTTGTCCAGGTGTTTTATGATGAATTGACAGACAAATTTATCATATGGCCACACCTGTTTACACCGAAAGATACAGTCATCAAGCGTGAAGAAGAGGATAAAAACCCATATACAAAATGGATAAAGGACAAAGATATGATTGCTTTAAAAGGAAAGTACATCAATTTCGAACTGGTAATGGATTATGTTTATGCAGTTGAAGAGGATTTTGAGTTCAAAGAGACCGGGTTTGACCGCTGGGGATCGCCAACGATACTGAATCGATTGGAAGAAAAATGGGATATTGTGCCAATGGGGCAGGGAATGCAGACCATGACGCCGATCATTAACGACTTTGAGTGTTTACTAATTGATGAACGGATCGTCATTGCTGAGAATGAGTGCTTCCGGACCATGGCGAAAAATTGCGTCGCAGTTTTCGATGACGCAATGAATGTTAAATACTCAAAGAGAAAATCGCGGTTCAAAATTGATGGAATAATCGGAATGCTTATGGGATTATGCCTGGCCATTGATGCGAACAACATTAACCATTATGACATGATTGGAGCATTGGACGAATTGGAAAGGAAGTGAGAACATAAAAAAGTACATATTTGCGGAAATTTTAATAATACTGGCGTGCCTGGTTTTTATCGGCACAACGTTTTTTATAAACACCTATGCAGGATTCTATCTGACGGGTGTTTTTTTATTGCTGTATGGAATCAGCGTCGTAAAGGGAGGGGGTGATTAAATGTGATTAGTAAACTGTTTGAAAAACGAGAAACTGTAAACACAACAAGCTATTCTGACGTTGAGTTGGCAATGCTGAAAGCGTTCGGGATTGATGCGAACGGGTACGTGAGCGACAGTGCTCTAAAAGAAGCGACATACTTCACCTGCATTAAAATTATGAGCGAATCAGTGGCAAAGATTCCATGCTATCTGGTGCAAGAAACAGAAGCAGGAAATATCCGGATGAAGGGAGATGGCCTTTACGAAAAATTGGCGCTGAGACCAAACCCATACATGACAGCCATTGATTTTTGGAAAGCATTGGAGATTAACAGACACCACCTGGGAGATGGATGCGCTTACATCGAAAAAGATTCAAAGGGGAACATTCTAAACTTGTGGCCAGTAACGCTGACGCGATTAATAATCGATGATGCCGGAGTGATCAGCTCAAAGCTAAAAAACAAAATACTGGTGGAGTACACGCAAACGGGAAATTCAGCGCTTAATTACTGCACATATGAAGATATCATACATCTAAAGTCATTCAGCAGTAACGGGATCAATGCGAAGGCAAACAAGGAAATGATGGCGGCGACGATTGATACAGGAATAAGAAGCCAGACGTACCTAAATGATCTCTATAAAAACGGGCTCACAAACAAAGCAGTGGTGCAGTTGACGTCTGATTTAAAGGACGAAAAAGGTCTGGGAAAAATTCAGGCGAAATTTGAGCGGCTTTATTCAAACAATGGCCGCATCTTTACCGTACCTGCAGGGTACAGTGTCAGCACACTCAATCTTTCGTTGGCCGATGCTCAATTTGAACAGATCCGGCGGATGTCAATCAGCCAGATCGCTTCGAGCTTTGGAATCAAGATGTTCCAGCTCAATGACCTGTCAGACACAAACAATAATAGCTTAGAGCAACAGCAGCTATCTTTTTTAGTAGACACGCTGCTAATTTTGTTTGAATCAATCGAGCAGGAAGTTGATTGGAAGCTTTTAAGGCCAGATCAGCGAAAAAAAGGGTTGCGGTGCCGGTTTAATACATCTGTAATGCTCCGGACAACCGCGCAGGTGCAGGCGGACATCCTGACAAAATATGTGACATCGGGGATTTATACACCGAATGAAGCCAGGTTAATGACACAACAGATGGCCAAAGACGGAGCGGATGAACTGGTTGTCAATTCAGGGGTCATGAAGCTAAAAGACCTTGGAAAAGATAATGGGAAGGAGGTTAAGTAATGAAAAAAGAAAAAAAGAGTGGCACAGAAAAAGAAATCAGAAACACAAGTGGAATTGAGATTCGGGCAAAAACTGAAGGAGAAGAAAAAAAAACAATCGGTGGATATGCACTCCGGTACAATGCACCAGCAAAGATAACTGACTGGTTTGGCGATGAGTTCATAGAAGAGTTTGCACAGGGAGCCTTTGACGAATCGATTAAAGAGAGAACCGTTAAAGCGCTATGGAACCATCAAGCGACCGCACCACTGGGATCTACTAAAAGCGGGACTCTACGGTTTAACCAGGATGCAGAGGGGCTTAATTATGACGTCGATCTGCCAGGGAACACCTGGGGGGAAGATGTATATGAAAGCGTACAAAGAGGTGATGTGGATGGCTCGAGTTTTGGATTTGCAACAAAGGAGGAAAAATGGAGCGTCATTGATTATGAAGGTAAAAAGATGGACAAGCGGACAATCACCAGGGCAGAACTGTTTGAAGTGAGCCCCTGTACATTCCCAGCGTATGGCAGCAGTGAAATAAACTGTAGAAGTTTTGACGAAATAAAAGAAAAAAGAGAACAGGCAACCGGCGCGGATCCAGGCAATGAACTGGAAATCGAAAAATTGAGAACACAAATTTTAATGAATTCATAGGAGAGATAAGATGAAAGATAAATTATTAAAACTGTTGGATGCAAAAAAAGCTGAAAAAACAGCATTGGCGCAAAGAGCGGCCGGGGTTGAAACGGCCGAAGAATTGAGAAGCATCAACGTTCAAATCGGAAACATTTCGAACGAGATTGAAACAATTAATGGATTGATTGCACTTGCGGACGAAAGCGAAAAAAGAGAAGCGGAAAGAGACAAAAACATCTTGCTTTCCCAGAAGAGAGATACTTCAGAAGGGAAAATGAAAGAATACCGTGCGATTGCAAAACTGATATTAAAAAGAGAAATGCAGCCAGAAGAACGGTCTCTCGTTACAGTGGCAGATAACGGGGCAATTCTACCAGAAGATTTTGTGAATCAGCTGCAGTTACTACGGAAAGGATTTCCATCGCTGAAAAAATATTGCCATGTCATCCCAATCACTAACAAATCAGGGAAGATGCCATTCGCAACGATTGGTACAAATAAGCTTTCCAAGTTGACGTCTGGCAGCACAATCCCTGAAGGAGAAAAAGTAACGCAAGAGATTAACTACTCAGTTGATGATTATGGGAAAATCCTTCCAATCGAAAACAGCTTAACAGATGATGAAGTCGTCGGAATCATTCAAAATATCATCACGCCAGAATTTGCGGAAGCGTCAGTATTGACGGAAAACGACGAAATATTGGCAGTTGTGAAAGCCGCAGCTACTGCAGTAACTGGAGCAGCCAGCTATGCAGATGTAGAAAACGCAATAAACGGCGCGCTGCCATCGCTGCGATCAGGGATTGTCACAATTACTAACCTGACAGGATATGTTTATTTGAAAGCGCAGAAAGACAAACAGGATAGACCGCTCAACCTTGTAACAACGCTAGCTGATGGAACGGAAATATTCAACGGGAAACCGCTTATCGTGCTGGATGATGCAGACATTACTCCGACGACAGCCGGAGATCTGATTTTTTACGTGACAAATATATGGTCGCTTGCTAAATTCTTCGACAGAAAAGGCTATGAAATCAAAGCATCAACAGAAGTATTGTTTAATTACAACCAGACGGCTATTCGCGTTTTGGAACGATTCGATGTGCAAAAACTGGATGACCGGGCCTGCAAAAAAATTGAATTTGCAAAACCAGTAGCATAAAAGAAAAAAGGAAGAGGGCCCAATGAATGGATATAGCAAGCGGAAAAATAACGCTCCTGGAGGTTAAAAAATACCTGAGGGCAGAGGATTACGAAGATGATGATGATTACATCAAAGATTTAATTGATATCTCTGACGTGTACATCGACAAGGCTGTAGGAGACGCATATAAAAGCAATTCAAAATATGACAAAATCAGCATGCTGGTGCAAAAAAAGTTAATTAAGGACATGTACGATGAACGCTCAATGCTGGTAACAGATAAGAGCGTTCAATCAACCATTGTCACAACGATTTTTGAAATACTGGAAGGTGCGCAATGGGATACATAAAAATTAAAATTATGAAAGAAGTAGATGGTGTGCGCGTGAACGGAAAACCCGTGCAGGCGCCGCCGCTTCTTTTTCGTGAGACCTGGGCAGAGCCGTTAAGCCTAAAAGGTGCTGAGCTTTACAACAGCATCAACGCACAAATGACGAATACCATTAATTTTAAGGTGCGATACTGCAAAGAAATGGAAAAAATGTGGAATTTCAAAGGATATTACATTCTGTTTAAAGATATCCGATACCGAATTTATGATATTGACTTTGGAAATCATGGAAAGCAGTACATCTATATTCGATGCGAAGCGGTGAATTAAATGCAAAATATTACAATCAGGTTTGAAGGGCTGGAAGAAATACGGGAAAAAATTGAAGAAACCGGCAGTGAAAAGACCTTAGATCGAGTTAATAAAAAGATAATAAAAGAAGGGCAGCTTATTGCATCGGAAATAGCGTCAAAGCAGTTGCCGGTATCTTCGGATATCAGTAAATCAGGGCCGAAACGTGCCGGAAAATCAAGAACGATGCCAATGGGCCACATGTTTACCGAGATCCCGCTTTCGGGCATTACGAAAAAAGGAACAGCCATCGGGGGATGGGTAGGATGGGGGCCAGGCGACGACAGTTTGAATTTTTATGGAAAGTTTTATGAAGAAGGCGTTGCTCAGCACGAAGCGTACTCGAACAGTAAACGGCCCGTACCGGAGATTAAAGGAAGAAAAATATTTGCAAAAACAGCCAAACAGGTACAGCCAATGATCAATGAACTGGGTTTGGCTGAATACGAAAAGATTCTTAAGGAGGCGCTTGAGTGAATATTGCGGACCTGGTATATAAAACACTGGAAGACGTGCCAAATGTATTCCAGAGCTGGTATCGTAAAGATCTGGAGGATACGCATGTAATTTTCCAGCAAACGGCCGAACAACCGGCTGATTATGAAGAAAACGAATATTCGATCATCGAGCATTATGTACAAGTGGACGTATTCGGGCAGGATGAGCAGGAAGCTTATACTACAAAGGAAACAGTAAAAGAAGAAATGGAAGCAAACGGATTCGACTGGATGGGAACACAATATGAGTGTCTCGAAGAAATAAGTTATTACCATATCGGTCATAAATTCAAATATACGGAGGAATTATAAAATGGCTACAGGAAAATCAAGATCAAGATATTTATACAACGTGCACGTTGCAGAAATCACGAAAAACGATGATGCAACCTACACAGCAAGTACACCAGTGTTTGTTAAAGGAGCCATCAAGGCGAAAATCACAGACAACTACAGCGCAGATGACCTATATTCCGAGGATATGCTGGAAGAGGTGGTTAATGATTACACTAATTCAGAAGTGGAAATGGAGTTTAACGCGTTATCACCTACTGAGCTGGCGCTGCTCTTTGGGCACATCAATAAAGAAGGGTTCCTTATCAAAACGGCGCAGGACAACGCCAAAGAAGTTGCGTTCGGGTTTGCTACGCAGCGCACCGGTGGGAAGATGGAGCTGACCTGGTATTACTGCGGAAAATTCTCAAATTCAGAAGGTGACGAATATGAGACAAAGGGAGAAAAAACAGTAACGAAAACAAAATCAATTAAGGGGAAATTCTATCAGCGACGCAAACCGACAATTGTAGATGGAGTAAGCAAGAATTTTATTAGCGTAACGGTAAGCGAAGAAGCTCTGCAAACAACGGACACAAATGCACTGGCAGCGTTGACGGATTGGTTTACAACCGTTAAAGAGCCAACGTTCGCCGTGG